TTTGGAATGTACTTGCGGTACAGCTTATAGTACCTCTTCTGCAAGGCTAGCGCATGATTCCAAACATAGCAAGCCTCTCGGAGCATCTTATCCAAATGCTTCGTCTTCTTCGTCCGATATAGCTTGTACTTGTATGAAATCATATCCCTTAATTTTAAACACTTTAAGCAATTCTGCTCTTATTTTTTTTCTATTTATCTTTATGCAGGAATACATCCATGATTGATGTTTCCTTAAGGCTTGTAATATTGTAATCAATCATAGTCTTACCCATAATCTCATCTACATTCTTACGAGCCTTCTCAATGGTATCACCCTGCACAAGATAACGAACCTTGGTCTTCCTCTCCTTGCCAGATTTTTCGTCAAAAGTAATCATGTTAATACTGCAATCGTAGTATTTATCCTCACTATCTACCTCTGAAAGGAACAACTCAGAGAAACCTGCTTTCTTCATAGTGACAATCTCCATATCACCATTTGTGTATACCGCCATTTCTTCTGTAGTCTTAGCCTCGCATTCTGACCATGACAAGGCATCTACAACATATTGCTCTGTAGTTTTAGCGTTCGTTCCGTCTTCTAGAGTTTTCTCATAACGAACACCTACGATAAAATACTTTCCTGTTAATGATTTCATATTCTTTCTTTTTATGTTAGAGAATGTGGTATCGGTGAGGCTTGAACTCACGACCTAATGTTTAGGAAACATTTGCTCTATCCAACTGAGCTACGACACCAAGCATCCTATAAAAACTCTTTATTTAATTCTGCTTGCCTCTCCACCTGCGTCTGCCATACCATATAAGCATGGTCTTGTGGAGTAGGTATGTATAATCCTCTTTCCATAGAGCAATGATGAAGCCATCGGTCTATACATAAAGACATTTCTTCTTTGTCAAGGTCTGGTATGTGCCTCCAATATTGGAAGGCCTTGCCTTGTTTATTCTCACGCTCCCTAAGAAAAACATCCTTATTTACACGTTTGAACTCTTGTTCGATATAGTCCTTAGTATATCCTTCTTCGATAGCTACGTAAGTGATTGTTACCCACAGATAAGCATTCTGCTGGATTGTCCTAGATTGTTGCCTCTCTTTAAGGTCAACAACAAAGAACTTCTCATTATAATAATCACCTTGTAGTTTCTTGGCTTTGGTTATCATAGCCCTGGTTCGTTCCTCGAACTTTTCAAGCTCGACCGGATTCAACATATTATATACCATCTTTCTTTAATGAAAGGTGGAGAAAATTAATTCTCCACCATAATAAGTTTAAAATGGCGCATCAGATGTGTTAGTGCCACTCGGCTGTGCTGGTGGAATTGGTGCTGTACCTGCGGCTGGAGCTTGTGGTGGAAAAGGATTGTTAGCGGCAGCTTGCATGCCACCTTGTGGCGCATTGTTCTGTGCTTCAATCTTTTGCATCTTGTAGCCACGAACAGATGTAAACCAGTCTGTTGTGCCATCCTTCTTTGTTCCTTGATATGATTCAACGTCAAAGAATACTTCAGCAATATCCCCGACATTAAAACCATCCGGTACATGTACATTCTTACCACTGAATTCAAAGATGATGCGCTTTTCGTAGCCACGTTCACCTGTCAAACCATCGAAACGTGTTGCATCAAGCATCAAACGTCTCTTTTCAAATGGTTCTTTACCTTGTCTCTGAATAGATTGAATGCCTTCGATAGCAACAATCTTACCTTTATAACTATTAGCCATAACTTAAAATATTTAATAAAACAATAAATTATCCAACTCTGTTCAAGGTCAAACTAGGCTTTACCTTAGTTACCTTTTTATACTTTTTCAATAGATGGTTGTAAGCTTCTTCGTCATCCGCATCAAAAGCCTTCGTATCTAACGTAACCCTCTCAGAAGCAGACTTCAAGGAATAAGTGTAAATTGAAGTTTTATAAGATGTGAGGTTGTCATTTGACATACCATCAAAGATAGCTGCCTTCAACTCCTTTTCCTGTTCTTGCAATTTAGCAATGCGCTCTTGAACGTCCCTGAGTGCGATTTCGTTATCTATAATGTAATAAGGTGTTTTTGTATCATCATTATACAAACGACCTTCTTTCTCGCATCGGAACAATTCTTTAACATCACTAGCAGGTCTTGGCTTGCCTAATGGGATGAGTTTACAGATTGTTCCACGCTTCTCGTCATCACGCAACCACATACAACATATACGTGTAACCTTCAGATGAGGATTCAATGTTTCGAAACCGAACTTATACATCGAGTTCTGCCAACGCACATACTCCTTATTAACGGAATAAGTACCCTTAATATCCCAAATCTCAACCTCATCGTCCGGTGCATCATCCTTGTGCATCACCAAGTCGATTGCACTTGCATGGTCTTCTCCGATTCGAAGGACATATTCGCTACCTATAATCTCATATCCATTCTTCTTGATATAAGCGACAAAATCCTTGACACTCTCTGAGGCTGGCTCAATACCCAATGAAGCAAACAACTCTACCTGCTCATGGATAATAGTGCCTTTTTCGGCAGCTTTCTTCAATACCTCTTCGCTTACGTTAGAGTACATATTGGGAAATACATACTGATGAAGCATACCTGTAATGCCACTTAATTCACGACCATCATAAAAGTATTGATGTGTGGAGTCCTCATAAAGAACTCCACTGTTATTCAATTGTATCATACTAATCTTGATTTAAATTGTGTCAACTTAGCTAAGAACTCTGCATTCTTTTGATATTCGGGATAAGCATCATAAACTGCTTTTAAATCCTTCTTGCTCTGTGCGAGTTCCATCTTTCGTAATGCACATTTGCGTTTAAACTCTTCGGACTTCTGAAGATCTGGGAATCCGTTCCAAACTCTATCTACGTCCTCCCAAATTTGAGCCTGTTGCAATTGTGGATAAGCATATTGTTTTTGCTCATTAAGATTTTCGTCTTTTTCTTCCTCGCTCTTTGGGGCTGGTTCAGAGTAACCATATACTTCTTTCTGCTCATTCATCCTTTCAAGAACTTCTTGTTCTGTCATGCCGCAATACCAACGCACAATGTTATTCTCATCTTGAATAATAAGTTTGGCAATACATCTGTTTGTATAACCTACATATCCAACATGGAATATTGTCTTCAACTTTCCGCTTTGAGAATATTCGGTGTTTCGGTTGAGGTTGATGAATATCTTTTTGGGAGCAGTATACAATTCTCGACCGATACCTAAACAAGAGCATGCACGCTTGAAAGAATCACTTGCTTGACCTTTAACGGCTTCAGTGTTACTTGGCGTACCAACATCTTGCTTATCTATCCAACCGATGCCTTCTTTATAAACGGAAACCGTACAAAAGAGGTTCTGACCGATAAGCTCATGTTTACGTTTCCAACCATAGATGCCGAACTTCTCATCTAATCGTCTCATGTCACATCTTGCGTCCTTGTAAAGCAACAAGGAACACCAGTCCGGTGACTTCTGATTACCACCTTGACCGACACGGACTTCTATCTCATCCGCATCAAGGAGGCGAAACTCATAATCCTTAATTTCTTCGCTCTGCCCTTCTACAGGCTTCGCTGCCTTATTCTCTGCCATAGTCGTATATTTTAAATAATCATTTTCTTTATCTGACAAGAAACAACAAGTTCATTGATTTCTTTGAGAGAATAATATCTAGGTGAGTTCTTACTATCACCTACATATTCTTTCATTAACCTATTCTTGACCCATTTGTCAATCATCTGCTTTTCGAATCCTTTTGATGCGAGATAGCATTCGGCATCCTTTCTGCGTATCCTGTCGGAACGCAACCCCATTTCAAATTGGGCATCCATCCGTCCCGCTTGAAATGCGACTGATACTAATTGCTTAATCTCGCTTAATGACATATTCTTTCTACAGTTTTTATGGTGTGTCTCACCTTTTTATGTAATATTACAAAAAATATATTAAATTTCTTGCAAGTTACGATATATTTATGTATATTTGCAACATATTTAATGTTTTCGAGTGCAAAGATAAGAAAAGTATTGCAAACATGCAAATAAAATAGTGCTTAAATATACTATATTAACCTTTATTATCTTTAAGCTCTAAATGTTTACATAAATTAAGTTACACATGCGCTTACTGCGTATTAAATTTTAGGTTATGAATAGTGCATACGAAAGACTGAAGGCTGTAATCATTGCTTTGGGTTACACTTCAAATGAAAAATTCGAGGATACCGTTGGCTTAGGACATGGCTTCGTCAGCCGTATAACTAATCGTGTATCTTCCAAAAGCTTGCAAGCTATAACGAGAAAATTTCCGCAGGTAAATCCAAGTTATATTAGGACGGGAATGGGGGAAATGTTCATCTCTTCACCTATAAAGGTAAGCGAAAACGAAAACGCAAAGACTAGACTGCGTGAGTATCTTAAATATAAAGGAATTACCAAACGAGAATTTTGCGACAAAGCTGACGTGGCCTCTAACTTTCCTATCATAGGGAAGAATGGTGTATTCACGGCAAGAGTATCTTATAGAGTGAATTCTAAATTCCCAGATCTTAATATGGATTGGCTAGCTAATGGAGCTGGCGAAATGTTGCAGCCGGAGGCTAATATTGAGAAATTCAACAACTACAAAAGCAGAATAGCGCCATTCTGTACAGAGATGGGAATTAGTACTACATTCTTCTTGCGGAAATGTAAGAGCTATACCAGTGCAATTAGCAGATTGCCGGATATGCCTAGCGAGACTTTCTTGAAGAATATCTCTTTGGCTTACCCTCAGCTAAATCTGAATTGGCTTAAGACCGGAGAAGGAAAGATGTTTAACGATGACATCAAATCGAATATCAATTCAAGCGTCAGCTTTGTTCCTCTTGTTCCACAGATGGCTTATGCTGGTTATCTCAGCGGATATGCAGATGATGTATATATATCATCGCTCCCAACAATCCCTATTGTAAAGGAAGATAAAGAAAAGTACGTAGCATTCGAGGTAAGCGGTGATTCTATGGATGATGGCTCGTCTAGAGCTTATCAGAATGGAGACATCGTTATATGTAAAGTCTGCCCTGACTACATGGTAAAGAGCAATGGACTTCATATAGACGGAAAGGAATATATCATAGTTCATAAAGAAGGTATTCTGTTGAAGCGTATCATTGACTTGGATATGAATAATGGAAAGCTTATATTGCGTTCCTTTAATCCTACTTATCGTGATTTAGAGTTGGATTTAGCAGATGTGAAGCAGCTCTTAGTTGTGGAATATCAGCAGAAAAGGAAATGATAATGTAAAGTATATTTGTATGTTCTGTGGAGTAGGCTTGCATAAAATGTCGCAAAATTGCCGCAAAATGATTATTCGCCTATAGCGTAAGTTGCTATTGTTTAGGCATTTTATTGGTGTTCCGTATAACAGCCTTCTAAGCTGTGGGTCTTGGGTTCGAACCCCAACGGAATCACGATAATAGGCAAAATGAAACTTATTTGTACAAAAATAGCGTGAGAGAACAATAGTAGTAAGTTACTTATTCATAGGTACTTATCTCTGTTGTTCTTTTTTGTTTTTAAATATATTTTATCACTTATTCCTCTTTTATATACTCTTTTTGTAAATGGCTATTAATCAATATGTTATGAATTTGACGTATTGAGAAATCATCCATGTGTGTTACAAATGTGTTATCAAAAAGCGCTAATGTGTTACCAGAATAGAGAAGTTGAAATCCTTAATGACCTTAATGACCATGACCTTAATGACCGGAAAATGGCCCTAAACATTCATTTGTTTTTCTGATGAAATTCCTTCCTTATCTTAGCCATTGCTTCCGTAGCTATGTCATGGGTTTCTATCAGCAATGGGCTCTTGTGGTATTGCACGATTTTGACTCCGACTGAGTTGTGCCTTTTCTTTACCTCGATGCATTGAATGATCAAGTCCGGATTGGCTGATTTAGCCGTTGGAGTCTTGTCAAAGTTCTGAATATAGGCAGCGTTGGTCAGGAAGAAAATGTCGGAACCTTCCGGTATTTCCTGCATTACCTTCACCATGAGGGTTAGCATCATGCGGAACTCAGTGGTGTGTAGGGCGCTGATTACATCACGGCTGATAATGTTGCCGTTATGCTCAATCACAACGGCAGCACCACCAGCTCGCTCTTTATGGCCATAATCACATGAGCCACCTATCCAAACGTAATATGTAGATGTATCTTGTGTCAT